AAGAACGCAGAAGACGCGCGCCGTCATCTCCAACTGTTCCTGTGAGCCCGTGAGCACGGCGCCCACGGCTTCCGCGCCGGTCGATTGCAGCGCGTCGGCGTCCAAGCCTGCCGCGCCTTTGTTCCGGCCCGTGCGACGTTCGATCACCTCCTGCATGAAGCCGAGGATGGGCATCGCTTCCTTGCCAACAAACGGCATCGCCAACGTCCTGACCGCGTTGAGCGTGCGCTCGCGAACCGGCGCACCAATCGCGGTGTTCATGATGTCCGCGACACTCGCTTGGCCTTCGAGGTAGACGGTGCGCGGGAAGATGGACGCGCTGAACGAGTCGAACATGCCGCGCAGCAGGAACGAGTTGATCTTCTGCACGTCCATCGTCTTGTCGGCGTAGCTTCGACCGACCAGCGTGTGCGGCTCGGGGATCGGGGTAAAGATCGCGAAGGGGCGCTCGTCGGTCGGGTCGTTCTTGACGGGGTAGTACGAGGAGCCAATCGTGCAGATACGGCGCAACTCCGCGATGCCGTTGCCGTCGTAGTCGAGCAGCATGAAGGCTTCGCAGTACAGGATCTTGTCGTTCGCCTTGCCCGCCTCGGGGTCATCGCTCATCCCACTGACGGAGATCCGCTCACGACGGGCGATCTCCTCGGCGTTGTTCTTCAACGTCGCATCCCCGACCTGCCCGTGCTCCTCGATCGTGTCCTCGTCGATCCCCATCGCGAGCAATTCGCCGCGTGTCTTGAACGTGCGGTGCCCGACGAGCAGCGCCTCGTCCAGCGAGCGGGCTTCGCGGTTGAAGAAGAACTCCTCGGGGGGCACCGACCAGACGCGCGGGCGACCGCCCTTCGTCGTCCGCGTGAACTCGACGTCGTAGAACTCCTCCAGCACGGGCGGCTGGCCCTGCGGGTTTTGCGCGAACTGGGCAGCGGCCTGCGTAAACGCGACCTTCTGCTCCTTCGTGGGCTTCCGCTTCTTCGTGTTGGTCAACTCGACGTCGTCATCGGCGGCCAGCGCGGTCAAGTCCTCGCGCGAAATGCCTTCCTGCTTGTACGCCTTCGTGTCGATGGACGAGTCCCAGCCCCACTTGAACGCACCCAGCTTGCGGATCAGGCCGTCCTTGTAGACATCGTGCGTCCGCATGAAGCCGTCGCACTCCTGCTCGAAGACGAAGCGCACGTAATCCGTCTTCTGCTCGGCTTCGGCGACCGTGTCGGCGCGCGTCGGCATGAACTCCACCGCGTGTTCCCCTAACGGGAACGTGACCCGCATGAGCGACGGCAGCATCCCGTCCACCGTGTCCGCGACTTCGGTCAGCACGGCTTGTGAGCGGCCTTCCTCCTCATTCCCGAACGGCTTCCCGAGGTAGTAGTCGGTGGCCTTGGCGCGCTCCACGGACAACTCCCCATCCACGAACTGCACGGACGCCGTGATGGCGTGCGAGACGACGCGCCGGAAGTCCTCGGCGTCCATCGTCCCGTCGCCTTTGCGGGCGCGATATTCGGGGAGGGGGTCCACTTAGCGCGGGTGGAAGTGAGGGATGAAGCCCGCGATGGCTTCGCTGGCCGTCGCGAACGTCGCGTCGGGGAAGTCCAGTGCGGGACTTAGTTGCGTGGCGACGTACTTCCCGTCTGCGGCCTTGTGGATGCGGGCACCCAAGGGCAATGCGTGGGCGGGGTCGCCTTCGGGCAGGAACTCCGCGCCACTCGGGGTCGCCAGCACGGCCTTCCGGTGCTTCTGGCCGTCCTCAACCACGACGAGCTTGGAATTGACCGGGGCCGACTCCAGCGCATGCACCTCGGGGGCTGGTTCGCTCGGCGGGGTCACCGGGGTCAACGGATCGACCGGGGCGGGCTCCACGGGGAGCGTGTCGGGGGCGATTGGGTCGGTTACAGGTGGCTTTTTGGCCATCAAACGATGCCGGCAATGCGCCGTGTCAGGGGTTGGTTCCAGCTTTGGCGGTTCGATGAACTGCCAGCGGCGGTCACGTTCTCGCCGGCCAGCGTCAGCAAGAAGGCGTCGGCCCGGTTCGGGCTCGGGACGCCCCGCTTCTTCATGTCGTCCTTGCTCTCTACCTGGCGCTTGCCGTTGGAGGCGTACTTGAACCGGGGTCCCACCAGTTCAGCGGCTAAGGCGTCGTCATTGGCGATGTTGCAGTCCTTGCGGCCGAACCAGTCGGCCCCCTTGAACCACAATTCCGTGCGGAGGTTGACGTACTGCTCCGTCATCGCCGCCGTTTCGCTCACATTGATCCCACGGGCCGGTAATCCGAGCTCGGACAGGCGATCGCAGACGCCGGCCCCGATGCCGATGGAGTCCACCATGATCTCGGAAGGCCGCTCGGAGGGCAGGGTCGCGTCCCATTTGCTCTTGACCCAGCCCACGACCTGCATCGTGTCGTAGCCCTTGCGGACGTCCGTCTTGGCGACCAGCGAATTGCCCCGGCGTTCGCAAAACCCTGTCGCGTCACTGCCGAATCGGGCGGGATCAACCCCCCAGATCGGACGGACCTGCAACGGCTGCACGTCGCGGGTCAACGCCGCCTCCACCAGCGAGAACGCGATCACCGTGTCGTCGTCGCCGGTCGGGAAATCACCGAGGACGCGGACGCGGTAGGCGTTGGAATCCGCCCCGTACCGCTCCTTCATGTCCTCGATGTAGTCCGCAGCGACGTTCGGGTGCCCGACGCAACTGACATGCTGCGTCCACCACCGCGCCCGGAGCTTGTGGAACGCCTCGTAGAAGAACCCCGACGTCCTGACCGGATTCCCGGCCATGATCGTGGTGCAGTTGTGCCCCGACATCGACCCCGAGGCCGACTCGAACACCTTGTCGTGGATGCCCGACGCCTCATCGGGGATCAACAGCACCCAGCCCGGGCTATGCACCCCCGCCATCGCCTCGGGCGTCTCCGCTTTCGAGACGCGGAACGAGATAAACGACTCGTCCGGCGCGGCCTTGAGGTAGATCCCCTCGCTCTGGATGTCCAACAAGTCCTGCAACGCCTGCGGGAGCCCCCTGAGCACCCCTTTGACCTCGGCAGCCAGCGCATCCCACAACTGCGGGGCGCTGGCCGACGTAATCACCGTCTTTTGCGGGAACCGGCACAGGATGTGGTGGGCCGCGATCCACGCCAGTACCGCGGATTTCCCCACGCCGTGCCCCGACCGCTTCGCAATCCGCCGCTCACCCCGCCCATACGCCTCCAACACCTCGACCTGGTCGGGGTACGGCTCGCGTCCAACTACCTCCCGCACAAACGCGACGGGATCGTTGCTGTACTTCGCAACGAACTCGACAAACGGGTTGGTGGGCTGGACCGCAGCAGCCATCAGTAGCCCGACGCGCTCACGGTCATCACCCCCATCGCCCCACCCGACTTCACCCGGATCTGCGCACCCGGCCACGCCGACACCGCCCACCGCTGCGCACCCGCCGCAGTCAGACCCGCGAAGTTCGTCCCGGCCAAGGTGTAGTCCTCGTCCGTCATCGACCCCGCCGCCTCCGTCCCGTCCGCCACCTTCCGCAGCCACAACTCCACCGTGGCACCCGCCAGAAAGGGCGACTCGGCCAACGCCGTGATCTCCGAAAACGACACCGACCGGGTGCCCGGTCCGACCGCCCCCAGCGTGATCCGCTCGTTCGCGTAGTTCCCCGACCCCACCGGCACGTTGAACGTCGCCCGCCCCTGATCCAGCGGCTCCTGCGTCATGCTCCGGCCCATATCTCCCCCACAAACGAGAAAACGCGCCGCCAGCCCATTCGGGCCAACAAGCGCGTTGAAGCGGTCCACCGGATTGTCGTACTGCCACCGAACGATACAGCAACTAAACCAATAACGCTAGGACTTTGTCAGCAGCGGGGCACCATTTCAACCCCGTGTTACGCCAATGTTACGGTCCAGCCGATACTCCCCCGCGTTTCCCCGCACCCGATGCACCGCATGTCACGCCGCCATGTAACACCCGTTGCCGATTCCGCCAATTTCCCTGCAAAATTTTCCGCCATGCCTGCCGTCGGGCTGACAGGAGTCCCCGCACCACAGCCGACCGGGCCTCTGGCGAAGACGGGGGGGGCTTCGAGGCTCGCCCGCCTGCACCACGTCCCCCCCCCACGTCCCGTGCCAGCCCAGCAGCCCAACAGGTTTACATAATAGCCGGTATGTGAACTACGTTTCGCTATGTGCTTGCACGCTAACGAGTTAGGTCACTTATTTAGTCGTTACAATCGCACCGCCAGCGGGTAGTGCGTGCTGCTCGGGAGAGCCGGTTACTATCGCGGTCGCTCTGGCAGGCACAGCCCTGAGTGCGTCCAAGTGCAGCGAACCTATTGATACGTTGACACTTACGCCCTTCTGCTGACCGTACTTGCTCGGGTTCCATGCCTGGGCCAGCCACTGGCGGCTGCGGGATCGACTGTTCGCCCGGTTCACCTCTACTGATGTGTCGGCACAGGCGTCCACGAGTTCCAAAGACTCCTCGGCGAGACAATGAGACGCGCGCGTGCGTGCTTCGTCGATCGCATCATCGCAGTCCGGGCCGTGTTCTGCTCTCAGGTGACGCATGAGCATGGCGTAGTCGCACTCGAACGGCAGGCTCTTGGTGATGTCGGCGGCGAGTGCTTTGGTGGTCTGTCCGCTTTCGATGCGTGCGCAGACGTAGTCGAGTGTGGAGGGATCGGGTTCGAGCGTGTCCGTGTCGAACTCGGCTCGGGCGCGTTTGACGAGTTCGTCTCTGAGTGCGTGGGTGCGGGCTCTGCCGGCCATCAGCGGGCCGTGAACAGGGCGAGACAGAGTCCTGCGGTGATCGCCAGTGAGAGGGCGGTGACCGTGAGGCAGGTGGCGTCGTAGCGGGTGAGGCGCGTCACGCGATTGGCCCCGAGTCGGTGTCGTCCTGCCCCTCAATGCCGAGTTCGCTGAGTGACATGGCAATGCGGCCCGATGGGGTGACCTCGTAGCGCATCTCGGGCAGTTCAACCGAGAGCGGCGGCTCCGTGAAGCGGTGTGGCTGGGCGTGCGTTGCCTCAAAACGGTCGTTGGCGCGCAGGTTCGCTGAGTCCTTGCACCATGCGAGGATGGCCGCGTCAGGCTCGTGACGGTCGATCATCGCGTCCAGCGAGGCCCTGAGCGGCGTGTTGCCGAGCGAGCCCACCAACTGGCGGCAGACCTTGAGCGTGCGGATCTCGGCGGATGACAGCATCGCGTCAGTTGCTGCGAATGGCGGCGATGCTGAACTGCGCCGTCTCAAGGGTCTGCACGTCGCTGAACCACGAGCATGTGGCGTGCTCTCCGTCGCCAGCAAGCTTCACAACGGTCATAAGCGGCCCGCCAGAGCGAAGCTTTACGACGTGTCCGACTGCGATCTCTGTCGTTTCTGCCATGTGGCTCCCGTAGACGCAAAGACGCGACCCGATCAGCTCCACTTGGGAGCGATGAGGCCGC